GAGCCTGTGCACCCCGGCAGGGGTGCTGTAGCAGGCCAAAAGGTTTGAGAAAACTTGGCCCAAGAGGTTTGAGAAGTGGTGGGGCGTAGGTCGCAGGTCGCTCACGGTGGGGCCGGGAGCGCGGAGAGTCAAGGCGCGATCAGACTGCTTGCCGCAGGGGGGCTGCGGGGGTGCTGCAGAGTGGTTGCAGCGGGGGTGCTACGGGTAAGGTGTGGGGAGGGCGGGCCTCGGGGCGTCAGGGGGTTGGGGACTGGTGCTGGGGAGAGTCAGGAACGGGGGTGCGCTACTCCATCCGGCTGGGGGTGCCGCCGTTGTAGAGGGCGGTGGCGAGGGCGCCGGCCTCGGCGTCGGTGAACGGGAGATCGAGGTAGAGCACCGCGTGCTGGATGGCGCCGTTCAGCGTGTTGACGACGCCGCCATCGTAGTAGGCGCCAAGGTACAGCTCGCGGCAGTCGGCCAGCGGGGCGGTGAGGGTGGCGGGCGTCCCCTCCTCCACGCCGTTCACGTAGAGGCGCGCCTCGGCGGCGCTGTCGATCCACACCGCCAGGTGGTACCAGGTGCCGGCGGCGAGCGCGGTGGTGCCGGTGACCGAGGTGTTACTGGCCCCGCCGTTGTGGCCGACCGAGAGCTCGGCCACGCCGCCGGTATAGAGGTAGAGCCAGAGCGGCGAGTAGGTGGCCAGCGTCTTGGCGCCCCACACGCCCTGGGTGGCCGAGGTGGTGGTGGGCTTCACCCAGCAGGCGGCGAAGAGCGTCGTCGCCACGCGCTTCGGCGCGCCGGTGCTCAGGTACTGGCTGCTGGCGCGGGTGAAGAGCGCCGCCACGCCACTGCCGCCGACGCCGCTGGCCCAGCCCACCGCGTTGTGGTCGCCGAAGGCGGTGGCGCGGACCAGGTCGTAGCGCGGGCCGCTCGTCTCGCTGAGCGGCCAGTAGCCCACCAGGTTGGCGTTGAAACGGTCGAGGCTCCAGACGTTCCAGGCGGGGGCGTAGCGGGTGGGGCTCCACTGCGGCGTCGTGCCGCTCGCCGGGCCGGTCAGGTGGTAGCCGGCGGGGCCGGGCCCCACGACGCTCCAGCCGTCCGCCTCGCGCACCAGCAGGCTCCCGGCGGCGGCCGCGTCCACCGCGGGGCTGGCCAGCAGGGCCTGGGCGCCGGGGGTCAGCGGAATCTCCTGCACCTCGTAGGACTCATCGGCGTAGGCGGCGGTGGGGACGGTGAACCCAGTCGTCCAGCGGGCGGTGGTGGACCAGCGCACCTCGTCCAGGTAGCCCGCGGTGGACACCGTGTACCCCACGCCATCGGAATCCCGCAGCGCCCCCACCAGCAGCGGCTTGCCGGAGAGATCGGCCAGCGCCCCGGAGTAGCTCTGGCTGTCCACCGCCGTGCCGTCCACGTAGAGCGTCCAGGTGTTCGCGCTGCGCACCACCGCCACGTGGTACCAGACGTTGGTGTCAATCGTGCCGCCCTCCAGATGCACCACCGCCGAATAGCCGTTGCGCACGTAGAACTGGAACCGCGACAAGCCGTAACTGTACTGCAGGTGCCAGTCCTCCCCCGCCGCGTCATCGCCGCGCGTCACCAGGTAGCTGCCAGCCGCGCCGCCCAAGAGCCGCGCCCACACTTCCAGTGTAAAATCTTTCGTAATGTCGAAGTCGGCGCTGCTTGGCACCGAGAGGTAGCGCGCGGTGGTGCCGTCGCCCGACAGCGCGTGACTGCCCCACTTCGCCGTCGCCGAGTAGGTGGCCGAGGTGGCGCTCACCGTCCGCGCCGACCGGCTGGTATCGGTCGCTGCGTTGTTCAAGTGCAGCAGCAGCGCGGTCTGCTCGTCCGGGTAAGGGTAGCCCACGTTGCCCACGATGGTCTCGGTGGCGGCGAAGGTGATCGCGGTGGCGGCGATGCTGGTCGCCGAGACCTCTGACCAGCCGGCGGTGCTGCCGTTGGCCCGCCAGACGTAGCCCTCGGTGCCGCCCGCGGTGGGCAGCGCGCTGAGGTCGGGCCGCCCGGAGAGGTCGCTGTAGGCGCCGCTGGTGGCGACGGTCGCCAGGCTGGGCTTCCCGGTCAGGTCCGCGTAAGCGCCGCTGGTGGCGACGGTCGCCAGGCTGGGCTTCCCGGTCAGGTCCGCGTAAGCGCCGCTGGTCGCGACGTCCGCCAGGCCGGAGAGGGGCGCCAGGAGGGCGAGCGCGGCCTGCAGGTCGGTCTGGTCGCTCAGCGTGCCGGTCAGCGCGCCCCAGGTGAGGGCCCCGGCGCCGCTACCGCCCGCCGCCCAGCTCCCGTCCGCCTGGCTGACGAGCTGCAGCGCGCCGTGGGTCAGCGTCACGTTCTGGGCGTTGGGCAGGCTGATCAGCCCCGCCCCGTGGCGGACGACGATGACGTTCGTCGCCGGCTCCGCCACGGTGAGCCAAAGCACCTGGCCGGTGCGGCTGGCGTGCAGTTGCGTCAGCTCATCGCTCGTCCCCAGCTCAGGCCGCGCCGCCACGACCGAGACGGTCGGCGTCAGCTCGCCGCCGGCCAGGGTCTGGTCGGTAGCCGCGCCCAGCGCCACCGTCGCCGTCGCGCTGAAGGGTCCCAGGAAGGCGGCCGCGCCGCTCGCCGTCAGCGCGCCACTCACCGCCACCGGCCCGCTCGCCGTCAGGCTCCCGCTGATGCCCACCGTATCGGTGAAGGTCGCCGGCGCCACCCAGACCACCTCCTGGTCCACCTGGTAGGTACCGAGCGCGCGCCGCAGCGTCTCGAGCTGCCCGATCGCCCCGAGCACCAGGACCGAGACCACCACCACCGCCGCCACCGCCAGGACTCGCTGCATCGTCGTCATCGTCGTTGTCTCCGCTGTTGAAGGGGGTCAGGGCACAATCACGTCGGGGTTCAGGGCCAGCCAGCCGGTGGGGCGGGGGATGAGGCGCAGGCCCTGGCCGGGGCGGCTCAGCACCACGTTGGGCTGGCCGTTAATCAGCCAGTCGCTGCCGTAGCCGCCGGCACTCTGCCAGGCGGGGTTCAGCGGGTAGACAGTGACCGCCACCGTCCGCTCGTCGCCCAGGCGCAGCTCGATGAACGAGGGGCGCGTCCACCAGGGCAGCCAGAGCTCCCCCGGCTCGATGCCCTGGAGGATCACCAGCCGGGCCCCGAGGCCCAGGCCATCGGTGGCGAAGCGCTCCTCCAGGTCGGTCTCGGCGTAGGGGTTGGGGAACTCCCAGCGCACCGTCTGCAGCAGCCGCCGCGTGCTCATGGCACCACCACGTCGGGGTTCAGGTTCAGCCAGCGGCGCCCGGCGAAGGGCACGAGGTCGAGGTAGCTGCCCAGGTTGGGCAGCAGGATCGGCCCGGGCGTCAGGTTCACGGTGTCGGCGCCGACCGTGGCCACCTGGATTGGGTAGCTGCCCGCGGCCCGCGCGATGGTGAGGCGGCAGCGGGTCGCCGCGCTGGTCGCCGGCAGGGTGACGGTCACCGGCCCGGTGGTGGCGTCCACCAGGAAGAGGCGCCAGCCGGGCCACTGCGTTACCTCGATGGTGTAGTCGGCGGCCACTTCGACGATGGAGAGCGGCAGGTCCCCGGTCTCCAAATCGTAGACCTCGCCGGTCTCGTCGTCCGCCACGATCCGAGTGTCGCCGCTCAGCTTCACCCGCTTGTTCGTGGTGCCGGCCTGGTAGAGATCGAGCCAGAAGCGGACCAGCGGGTAGTTCGCCCAGGCGGTCGGCAGGAGGTCGGCGGCAAGCGTGCAGGTCACCAGGTTGGTGTCCGCCCCGGTGCCGAGGACGAGGGTGGTCGCGCCGTCTGCGTTACTGGCCAGGTCGGTCAGCTCGAAGGGGCTGTTGAGCGGGCGCGCCCGCAGGTGGCCGGTCGCCCCGGAGACGTCCAGCTTCACGTTGTTCGCCTGATCCTCCCAGAGGTCGAAGATCAGCTCCAGGCTCACCCCGGCGGGCACGGCGAAGGGCAGCAGCTTCACCAGGTGCGCCGTCGCCGAGGCCACCGTGCCGGAGCCCAGCTCGAAGCGGCGCAGTTTGAAGTCGTGGATAATCCGGTAGGTCAGGAGATTCACGGGGCCGCGTCCTCCAGGTAGTAGGTGAAGCCGCCCGGCTCATCGTAGCGGTGGACCGAGAGGATCGGGTAGCGCTGCGGGTCGCTATCCAGCCGCATCAGGTAGCCGCGTTCGCCCGCGCTGGTGGCGGGAGCCCGGGTGGCCGGGACGCCGGCGGCATCGCCCAGCGTCGGCATCTCCACCACCGTCACGGGCTGGGTGTAGGGATAGCCGAACCAGTCGAAGGATACCTCGTCGCCTACCGGCTCTTGCCGCTCGGCAATGCGCACCAGGCAGGGGCCGGCAGTCCCCCAGTCGAGGTCCTCGTACTCCCCATGCCACTGGTCATTGAAGTCGTCGTACCACGGTGCGTGATAGTTGTGGGGATAGATCAGCGGGGCGTAGAGGTCAATGCGGGGGCGCGGGCCGGTCTCGACGGGCATGGTGTCGAGGTACAGCTCACGGCGGACGCGGCGCCGCTGCAGGTCACAGGTGGTGCCACCGGTGACCCTCGCCCACACGCTGTTGATAAAGACCGTGGCTCCCGCCCAGGTGGCGGCGGGCCAGGCGGCGGCGGCGGACGCATAGTCCGGCCCGCTGGCCTGGCGATCATCCATGACCCGGGGGAATCGGGGATGGTCTGGGTAACCGTCCTGGCCCCCGAGTGGACGGGCGATCCACACCAGCCGGTTGAGGAAATCAAACTGCTGGCCGCACCAGGCAGCCAGCTCGTGGTGGTAGGCGGGCAGCGCCAGGCGGGTGGCGTGGCCGGTAGCCTCCAGCATCCGCGCCCACGACCAGCCGGGACCGAACGTCGGCACGTAGTGGGTCTCCAGGCTCCCGGCGCCCAGGCCACGGTCGCCAATGATGGGCGTCCCGGTGAAATCTCCGGCGCGCGGATCGATGAAGCGGTAGGTGAACCCTACCGGCGACGGGGGAGGGAAGGGCTGCACGAGCCAATCCATCGCCGCGGCGAACGGCTGCAGCACCGCCAGCGAGGCCCGGCGTCCGGCCAGGTCCAGGGCGGCCAGGGCGGTCTCCGCTGAGGTGGGGGCGGCCTGGATCGGGCCGAACAGGGGCGTCGTGTCCTCCGCATAGCCGAGGAGACTGAACTGCTGCGGCCGCAGCGCCCGCAGCCGCTCCAGCAGCGCCTGGCGCAGCTCCTCCAGGACGTGGAGCGGCAGGTAGCCGCGGGGATCGCTCGATGCTTTGACCCAGCCCGCCATCAGAGTACCCCCGCCCAGAACTCGTAGTGGTCGTTCACCCGGTAGCCGAGGTAGCGGCGCCCCACCGGCAGCACCTCGTCCGCCGCCACCTGGTCGAGCGCGAACGCCTGGGCGCTCGCCGCCAGCAGCCGCCCCGCCGTTGCCCCGTCCGCGGCGAACGCGGCCTCGCGGACGCGCACCGGGTAGGGCCCGCGCCCCAGGCCGGCCCCGGTCACCTCCAGCGCCACGACCGCCCCCGGGCGCGCCGTGGGCCGCCAGGCGAGGCCCGCCGGGGTCGAGGCCAGGTCCATCCCCTCGATGCTCACCTGGCCCAGGCGCTGCAGCTCCGCCCAGAGCTCGTTCAGGTGCTCGGCGGTGACCAGCGTGCCGGGAGTAAAGAAGCGGCGCTGAATGCCCATCGCTCAGATCTCCATCAGCAGGTTGAAGTCGGCGTTGGGGTAAGGCTGGTAGTACTGGCCGTTCTCCAGGTAGATCGGCTGCGGCGCGCTCGCGCCGGTCTGCGAGAAGCGGTTCCAGCCCCCGGCGCGGAAGGAGAAGAGCAGCGTCGCGTCGTACCCCAGGAGCCCGTCTGAGATCTTCACCCGGTCCAGCGGCCCCGGCTGGTAGAGCAGGTGGCCGGCGGCGAAGGTGCCCAGCCGGTCGAAGCGTACCGGGTTCATATTAGTGTGCCCGGAAAGCTCCCAGAAGGCCTGCGGCAGGTTGACGAGCTGGCGCCGCTTGCGGGTGATCGCGAGCGAGAGCCGCAGCAGGGCCGGCGCCTGCTCCGCGCCCAGTTGCTGGGTGTGGGCCGCGTCCCAGTAGAGCCGCTGGCTGGGGACGGTCTGAAACTCCAGGGTCGGCTGAATCGCCTCCTGCGTCAGCTCCTGCGGCACCTCGTAGCGGACGGTCAGCACCGCCTCGGCGTAGCAGTTGCCCTCCTCCAGCGGCGCGGCGATGCCGGCGGAGAGCGGGGCGATCTCCACCTGCCCGACCAGCGCGGCCGCGAAGCCGGGGTAGCTCTGCGGCGCGAAGTAGGTGTCCACCCGGTTCAGGCTGACCACCCCGCCCCGCAGCTCGGCGGCCAGCAGCAGCCGGTCGGCCCAGGCGCAGCGCAGGCGGCGGGTGGCGGTGAAGCCCTGCGGGCCCCAGCTCTCGGTCGGGCTGCCGTCCAGCTCCCGGAAGGGGATGCTGAGGCTGCGGGCGGGATAGTTCTGGCGTGCCATCGGTGGTTACCCCGCGACCGCGCCGGGCGGCCGGGCGGCGATGCTTTGGGTTGCCGCGGCGGTCGCTTCCGCCGCCCGGGTGCTGCGCCGCGCCAGCTCGAGCTGCTCCGCCTCGCGGCTGCTGGCGACGCCCGCTTTCCCCAGGCGAGCGGCGAACTCCGCCAGGCCGAGGGTCTCCAGCTTCGCGGTGGCCGCCGGCGCCTGCGGCAGCTTCGGCAGTTCGGCCTTCGGCAAGTCCTTCTCAATGTTGGTGAACATCTTCGTCAGCGCGGCGGCAGTCTCTTCCTGCACGTCGGCCAGGTGCGCCCCGATGCCCTTATCGGGTGCCTTCATCCCGTCCAGTTGCTTATTCCGCTCCAGGCGGCGGTCATTGGCGCCGATCAACGCCAGGCCAAAGCCCTCGTTCCGTGCCTGCTGCTTCTCCCCGAGGCCCTTCAGTGGGTCGAGGCTCTTGGTGGCCACCGCTTCCTTGACTGCCGCGATGGTGCCGGTGGCGGTGCCGATCAGCCAGCGAAACCATGCCGCCCAAATGTCCATCGCCTGGGCCAGGAAGCTGGACATTTTGAGCAACCAGCCAGAGAGGTCGAAGGTGCGGTCCAGCGTCTCGCCCAGTACCTTCCCGGCGAGGTAGGACGAGAGCGCCACGATGCTGGCGAGCGCGATCTGCGCGCCGGTGGCGATGGCGGTGAACCCGATGCCGCCCACCGCGCCGATCAGCGCCAGGTTGGCCAGCGCGAGCTTGAGGCCCGCCGCCAGCAGGCCGATGGCGCTGATCGCGGCGGGCAGCAGCGCCACCAGGGAGGCCAGCGCGGTCGCCGCCCCGGCCAGGCCCAGGACCAGCTTCGGGTGGGCGCCGATCCACTCGCCCAGCCGGGCGACCAGCGGGGTCAGCAGCGCGAAGAGCTTGGTGAGGCTGGGCAGCAGCGCGTTGCCGAGCTGCTCGCCCGCGTCCCCGGCCACGTCCTTGAGCTGTTGGAGCTGGCCGACGAACTGCTTCGCCGCCGCCTGCTCCTGGCGGAAGCCCCGGTCGAGCGTCTTCATTACCAGCGCCAGCTTCGCCGCCGGGTCGGTCACCTTCTTCAGTGCCGGGATCATCTCGTTCAGGCTCTCGAAGTTCCCGGCGAACGCCTGGCCCACCTTCTTCATCGCGTCGTTGAGCGGCACGCCGAACGCGCGGGAGAGCCCCAGCGCCCCCTTGATCGCCGGCTCCATCTGGTCGGCGGTGATCCCCAGGTTGGTGGCCTGCGCCATCAGCATCAGGATCGTCTCGTCGCCGTGCGTGGTGACCTTCTGCAGCCCACCCGCCATCGCGCGCAGCCGCTGGCTGTGCTCGGCCACGCGCTGGCCGCTCGCCTCGAGGGCCGCGTCCAGCGCCTGCTCGGCCTGCTGCTGCTTTGCCGCCAGCGCCGTCGCCCCGCCGAAGAGGGCCACCTCCGCCACCAGGAAGCGCTTGGCCCACTTGGCGGCGGTGTCGAACTTCTTCCCCAGGCCGTCCAGGTACTTGTGGGCGCGGTCCAGGTTGGCGGTAAGGGGCTTGGTGTCCGCGTCGAGCTGCAGCCAGCCGGTGCCGATGGTGAAGCTCATCGCCCACCCCCCAGCCCGGCCAGGCGCGCGGCCTCCCGCGCCTCGCGCACACTCTGGAAGGCGGGGCCGTCCTGGTGGGCGCGGGCGAGGTGGTCGAGGTACATCGTGGCCTGGGGCATCGTCAGGTTTCCGATCTGGTCAGGGGTCCAGCCGTAGCGTTCGCTCAGGGCGCAGTAGAGCCTGGCGAACCCGCCGGAGGGTTTCCCGCCGCGCCGTCCTCCGCGCCGCCCTGCTGCTGCCAGCCGGAGAGCCGGCAGACCGCCGCCATCAGCTCGCCCTGGAGGGCGGGCGGCAGCTCCTGCTCGACCCGCGCGCTGGTCCAGGGCCGGCGGTCGGCGCCGGGCGCCAGCGCCAGCGCGAGGACGCGGGCGACGTTCTTCGCGCGGACCAGGGCGGCCCGGCCGCGGGCGCTGGTGAGGGTCAGCTCGCTCGCCTCAGCGAAGGCGGCGCGCCAGCACTGGTTGGCCTCGTCGGCCCCGAGCTCCGCCTCGGCGGCGAACTCGCGGGCGAGGTCCAGCACGTCGCGCTTCATCGCGCGTTCGACACTGCCGAGCTGCGCCAGGGTGAGCGGGCGGACGGTGTAGCCGGCGACCTCTTCGGGCGCGGCGGTGACGTCAGCGGTGGTCGGGTGGGGCATCGGGGGAGCCTTTCAGCGCTTAGGTGTTGGTGCGGGTCAGGGCGCCCTTGCCCTTGAAGGAGACGACCATCGCCTGCGGGTCGGCGCCCTCGACATTGGCGCCCAGGTCAATGCCGGTCACGCGGACGGTGCCGGCCAGCTTCTTGCCGGTTTTGTGCAGGAACTCGCAGGCCGGGGTATCGCCTTCCTCGACGTCCAGGACGGTGGTGTCGTCCAGGTTCACCTCGAAGCTGCCTTCCCAGGAGAGGATGCCGTCCACATCGTCTTCCCAGCCGGCGGTGTCGCTGTCCACCACCACCGGGTTGGTGGACTTCGTCTTCACGCTCCAGTTCTTGAACTTGGCCACCGCGGCCGAAGCCAGGGTCATCGAGCCACTCTTGCCAGAAATGCGGGCCATCGTCAGTTGTCCTCCGTTAGGTCGGTGCGGTCAAACTCCATCGTGACGCGGATGCGCAGCGCGAACTGCCAGCCGCCCTCGCCCTTCTCCTGCACGCCCGCCGGCCCCACCGCGCAGCCCAGGACGCGCACCTGCTGCACGAAGGGCAGTCCGAGGTTGACGCCCGCGCGGCAGATGGCCCGCAGGCAGTTCCAGCGGAGCGGGTTGGCGATGGCGTGGAGCCGCTCGTCGTCGGTCACGCCGCGCAGCAGGTACTCGTCCACCACCTGGGCGGTATCGGCCAGCAGGAAAATGTCCAGCCGCGCCTCCTCGGGGCTCGGCACCAGCTCCAGCTCCGGGAGGTCCGCCGGCGCCGGGTGGGCCTTCCAGGCGGTGCGCTCTTCGTCGGTCTGCGCGTAGTCCACCCGGTTGCCGATCTTCACCACCTGGGTCACCGGGGCAAACGCGTCCAGCGCGCCCCAGAGCGCGCGGTAGACCTGGGTGAAGGGGTCGGGGCTCACCGGGCCGGTGTCGACAGTGGGGCGCGGCATCTACTTGCCCTCCAGCTCTTTGCCCAGCTCGTCGAGCGCCTGGGCGTACTGCGCGGCCATCGCCTGCTGGGTCGCCGCGTCGGGCTCGGCGATGATCTGGCGCTGCGGGTTGTGCCCCTCGCCCTGGTCGTGGAAGACGGCGATGTCGCGGATCGTCGCCTTGCCGCCGGGGTGGCGGGCCGCGCCGCCGAAGCCGACGCGGATGCCGGTTTGGGTGCGCTGGCAGAGGTTGCCGGGGGCGCCCACGTCCAGCGCGTTGATCAGGATGCCGGTGTCGCGCAGAATCTCTGCCCGGCCGCTGCCCTGGCCCTGGCGGCGCCGCCGCAGCGTCGCCTTCTGCAGCGGCTTCCAGTCCCCGCCGCCGCGGGCGTAGCGGACGAACCGCTGCTTCAGGAAGCCGAGCGCGATCCGCCCCGAGCGCCGGTGGGCGCGGTCGAGCAGCGGGTGATCGTGCGCCCCGCCGAGGGCCGCGATCAGCCGCCGCAGGGGTTCCAGGTGCATCCCGCCGCCGGTCTTCATCCGACCACCTCCGGCGCGCTCGGCATCGTCCGCGCGAGTTGGCAGGGGAGCGTCCGCTTGCCGGCCTGGTAGAGGGCGAGCTCGGTGTCGAGCCGGGACTCCTCCTCCTCCAGGTCGGCGAGCAGGTTGGCGTTGCGGCGGAGCCGCCCGCGATAGAGCCAGATACCGGCCAGCGTGGCGCACCAGTTGGTGAGCGTCGCCGGGGTGCCAGCGAGGCCGACGAGCGGCACCAGGTAGCGGGAGCCCACGAAGCGGCTCTCGACCTGCTCCTCCGCCCAGGCGATGGCGGCGGCCACCCGGGCGGTGTCCGTCGTCTCGCTGTCGTTGTCGAGATTGCTCCAGGTGCGGACGTTCTCCGCGCCCCACCTGGTCTCGATGTCGCTCTGGCTGATGTACCGGCCCATCGCGGTCTACTCCTCTTCAGCCCGCGGCGGCCAGCTCGGCGGCCAGTTTGCGGGCCTTCGCGACGGTCGCCTCGCTGGCGCGGCCCTGGAGGTACTCGGCGGCCTCCTGGGCACCCTGGGCGAAGCTGCCGCTGCGGTTCAGCGCCAGCAGGTTGTTGAGGCGCCGCAGCTTGTCCTCGCCGGTGCCGGTCGAGCGCAGCTTGGCGACCAACGCCTCAATGCCGCGCGCCCACTCCGCCGGGCTGGCGGGCGGGGGCTGGGCCTCAGTCTTCTTCTTCTCGTCGCTCATCGGGTCTCTCCTCAGAGGTTCTCTTGCCGCCGGCCTGCACACTCCCTGCAAGCCGGCTGCAAGCGGTGGGTTCGTTCAGTCCTCGGTCCTCAGTCGTCCGCCCTCCGGTCCTCAGGGCGTCACGTCGGCGATCAGCAGCGCGTGGGGGTTGGTGATGATCGGCGCGAAGGTGTCGCCGAAGTAGCCGACGATGCTGGGCGGGTCCATCTCCCCGGCGGCGTAGGCGAAGCGCCCGTAGACGGTGTCCAGGTTGCCCAGCATCTCCTCCACGCTGGTGCCCAGCTTCAGCTCGCGCGGCACCTGGTAGCTGCCCTCGTAGACCTGCCACCAGTCCGGCGCCGGCTCGGGGCAGAGCACCAGCTTGTCGGCGGTCGAGTACTCGACCAGCGTGCCGGCGGCGTCCTCGTAGTAGGCGCCGGTGATCGGCACCCACTGCAGGCCGAGGAAGCCCTGCGGAATGCCCGGCGAGAGGAAGGCGTTGGCCATCGCCGGGTTATTGGCGATGAGGTCCTTGGTGTAGTTGTTGGTCTGCAGGTAGGTCTTCAGGTTGTCGCCGTAGAAGGCCAGGCGGCACTGATAGCCGGTCTTCCGGGTGTGGGTGCGCAGGATCGTCTCCAGCATCGCCGGGATGTTCGTCGTCGCCGTCGCCCAGGAGGCGGAGAGCAGGTTGCCGCCGCCCAGCAGGTTGAGCTGGTTCTTGTTGCCGGCGGGCACGCCGTAGTCCAGGCTCACGGTGGCGCCCGAGTCGGAGTACTGGAACTGCCCGGCGGCGAAGTGGACCGCGCCCAGGAGCAGCGCCGCGTGGACGCTGGCGAGGCGCAGATTGTCCACCCGCGCCCGCTGGTTGCGCAGCTTCATCGCGATGGACTGCTCGGCCAGGCGGCGGACGGTCTCGTCCGGGCTGCGCAGCCGGCCCAGCTCCTCCTGCGTCAGCGCGAAGTTCTCGAAGGTGTGGAGCAGCGTCCCGCTGCGCTGGCGGGCGCCGGTCGGCAGCGCCGACTTGCTCTTCCCGCCGTAGAGCACCTGCTGGGCGAGCTGGCGGGTGCCGTCCACCTGAATCCACTCGGCGCGGTCCCGGTCGGCGCGGGCGGTGACGGTCAGGAAGCTGGGCGGCAGATCGTGCTTGATCTGCGGGTCGGCGCCCTGGAAGACGCGGGTCAGGTTGTTGCCCGCGAGAACGAGTTCGGCGGCGGTCGGCATCGGGGGAGCTCCTTGGGGAGGGGATCGGATTGGGGAGGGAAACGGGAAGGGGAATGGCCCGGGGGCGGCCTACGGGCCCGCCCCCGGGGCTATGGGGTATATCAGAACTGGTCGTCGAAGAGGAACTGCTGCCCGGCGGCGCGAAGCTGCGTGCGCAGCCACGCCTTCAGGCTCGCGTCGCTCGGGTAGTTGAGGAGGTTCGCGGTCAGCAGCTCGCCGCCGATCAGCGCGTCGCCGGTCAGCGCCTGGTCCTGCGAGACGCCGTCCGCGTCGGTCACCTTGATGCCCGAGCCATCGCTGATGACGACCAGCGGCGTCTCGCTGCCATCGGTCGGCTGCACCAGGCTGCCGGCCACGAAGCGACCGTCCACGTCGGCGCTGCCGATGGTGGTGTGCTCGGCCACCAGCCCGCCTTCGTCCACGCCGCCGTCGCTGGTCAGATCGTTGACCACCGCCAGGTCGGCCACCACCGCCTTCGCCGTGGTGACGACGTAGCTCTCGCCCGCGGTGCCGCTCACCACGCAGGCCGCGAGGTCCGCGTGGAGCGCCCGCAGCGCGGTCTGCGCGTCGGCGGTGGAGACGTTCCAGGCCAGCGCGGCGGTCACCGCGCCGAGGTAGGCGAAGCGGAAGGTCCCGCCATCGGTCCCGGCGGCCGCGGTGAAGGTCTGCACGTCGTTGACGCCGCCGCCGCCCAGCGCGGTGATGGTGATCTCGCCCGTCGCGGTGTCCACCGCCGAGTAGGTCACCGTCAGCGTCCGCACGACGCCGGCGGCGGTCGGCGGCCCGGTCAGCTTGAAGGTGCCGGTGGCGCCGACGCGGCGCACCAGCTCGGCGGCGACGGCAGGGGCGACGACCAAGGTCGTATCGCCCTGCGTCCCGGCCTCGGTGAGGACGCCCAGGATGCTGGGCGCGTACTTGCCGTCCGCCGTCCGCTTGCCGAGGATCAGCCCGGCCCGCAGCACGTCGGCGTAGCCGGTGTTGCCGGGGTCGCGGGAGTAGGTGCCGCTGATCACCGCGCCGCCCACCAGGAGCAGCTTGGCAGCCGGGTTGGCCAGCACCCGGCGGGGGGTCGTCACGCGTTCACTGTTGATTCGGGGGATACCCATTGCTCGTCGTCTCCGCTTGGGGGTTGTCGCGCGTCAAAGGTTGGGGGGTTGGGGAGTCGGGTTAGTTCAGGCGGTGGCGATCTTGCCGCCGGCGTCGGCGATCATCCGGTCGGTGATCTGCGCGGCCTGGGCATCGCCCGCCGCCGGGTTGGCGAGGGTCTGGACGCCGGTCTTCTCGCCCAGCTCGACGGGGCGGTTCTCGGCCAGCGCGGCGAGCACCTGGGCGACCAGCGACTGCTGCGGGTCGGCCAGCCCGGCGAGGCTGGCGAGGAGCACCGTCCGCTGGCCCTTCTGCCCGAGCAGCGCGGCGGCCAGCTTCTGCTTGCAGGCGGGGCTCACGCGGCCCTGCTGGGCCAGCGCCTCGAGCTGCGTGGCGAAGCTCGCCGCGGCCAGCTCCAGCACGCCCTCCGGGAGGGCCGGCGGGGCGCCCCCGGGGCGCGCGGCGCTCAACTGCTGCACCTGGGCCTGGAGCTGGGCGTTCGCGGCCTGGAGCGCCCGCACCTGCGCCTCGAAGTCCGGCTGCAGCGCCAGCACCGGCAGGTCCTCGCCCTGGGCGGAGAGCTTCACGAAGCCGCCCTGCCCCGGCACCACCGCCTTGGGGCTGATGGAGACGTGGCGGATCGCGTCGGCGTAGGTCTGGCCGTTGCCCGCCTTGAAGGCCGGGTCAATCGCCACCGAGACCGTGCGCACCGTCTCGGCCAGCTCGGCGCCGCGCGCGGTGGGCAGCCGCACCACGCCGAGGAGCTGCTCGCCCTCGACGTAGCAGTCCACCAGGTGGCCGACCGTCTTCTCGGCCTGCTCCTGGTGGTCAATGACCACCTCGACCGGCACGCCGGCGGCGCTCATCGCCTGGAAGGTCTGCGCCCAGTGGGCCAGGCGCTCTGGCGTCGCCTCGACCACCGTGCCGGTCTGCGGGTGGGTGAAGCGCCCGACGCGGATCAGGTCTTTGAGGTAGAGGCCGCCCTTCAGCGGGCTGGCGCTGCCGCCGGTGGCGGCGAGGATCAGGGGTTTCGTCATCGTGGGTCGGTGCTCCTGTCTCGGGGGGTTGGGGGAAGCGTCAGGCCGCGGCGCCGAGCGCCTGGCCGGGGTTGAAACTGAAGCCGGGGTCGGGGTCGCCCGAGCCTTTGCGGACGGGCTCCTGCGCCGCGAAGAGCTCGATGGTGGTGCAGCGGCAGTTGAAGCCGTTCGGCGGCCACCAGCTCGTCCAGGTCGGGTCGTTCTTGGCGAGGCGCATCCCGTCCCGCGCGGCGTGGCTGGGGCGGGCCCGGTCGTCCAGAATCGCCACGTACTCGAAGCCCCAGAGGATCTCGGCGATCTCGGGCTCCTGGGCGGCCTGCCAGCGGCTGGCGCCGTAGGCCTGCTGGACCTGGGTGCGGTAGTAGGTTTCGAGGCGGTAGGGGGCCTCGTCGTCAATCCCCACCCGGCGCATCGCCTCGCGCAGCAGGTTGAGGCCCTGGGGCGCCGCCTCGCCCTGCTCGACGATGCGGACCATCGCCTCGCGCAGCGCGTTCTCCAACTCGTTGTTGAAGCCGTTGGTGACGTTCACCGCCTCTTTCCCGAACTCGCGGCGGAGCGCCTCAAGCTGCGCGGTGGAGAGCTCCAGCCGCTTCTTCATTACCGCCACCGCGCCGTCGAAGAGGCTGAGGCGCAGGCCGGGGCGGCGGGCCACCAGGTGGGGCTCCGCCTGGCGGAAGGTGCGCGCCCGGGCGGTCAGGTAGCTGGCCAGCATCGCGTCCGCCAGGCCGCCTTCGAGGCGAGACAGGTATGCGCCGGTGACCGCCCGCGCCGCCCGCGCCGGGCTCATCCCGGCCAGGCCGGCGAGCTGCAGCGCCGCGCCGCGCGCCTCGCGGGCGGTCTCGCGCGCCTGGCGCACCCCGAGGTCCTCCAGGCGGCGGCGCTCGGCGTCCAGCTCAGCGGCAAGTTGGCGGGCGGTACTCATCAGGCGTCCCCCAGCCGGTTGATCGCTTCGTCCACCAGGCGGCTGCGCTTGCCCTCCTGCTGCGGGATGCCCGCGCGGCTCAGGATCGCGTCAATGTCGAGCACCGTCAGCGCGGCCTCGGCGGTCACCGGGCTGGTGAGCAGCTTCTCGACCAGCTCGCGGAAGAAGTCGCGGCTCTCGCCGTCGTTCGCCTCGGTGGCGAGGCGGATGCTGCCGGCGGCGTCGGGGCCCCAGTTGAGCGCGCACCAGGGGGCCAGCAGGTAGTCGTTGAGGTGGCGGAGCAGCTCGGCGGCGTCCAGCGCGGCGAGCGCCAGCGCCAGGTCGCCGTGGGCCTCCGCCTCCGCCTTCGTCCCGGCTTGGCCCTCGAGGGCGGTGCGCTCCGGGACCAGGGCGCCGCGGAGCATCAGGCTCTCGTAGTGGCGCAGGGTGTTCAGCAGCTCGTCGCCGTGGTTGCCGGCCTCCAGGAAGGTGAGGCGCCAGGCGCGCCACTTCTCCGGGTCAATCCCGGCGCGGGCCAGGTCCACCGCCCCGGCGCCGGCCAGGGTGTTCGGCATCGCGACGCCGTCCCCCTGCCCGAAGCGGGCGAGGAGCCGCTGCGCCACCTCGAAGTTGCTGATTCGCTGCCCGGAGCTGGCCTGGCTCTCCCCCTCCGGGTACTCCAGGGCGACGGTGGCGCCGGCGGCGCGGCGGACGTAGATGCGGAGCTTCCTCGCCGCGTCCACCCACGGCGCGTAGGCGTGCTCGCGGGCGTTCTCCAGGCGGCTGCGGCCGTAGAACTCGTCGCCCTCCCGGTCGTAGCTGTAGACCAGGCACTTCTCCGGCGGCAGCACCACCTCGCCCTGCCTGAGCCCGGCGAAGGAGCCGTTCTCCCTGGAGACCAGCACCTGCGTCTTCTCTGGCCAGAGGTACTTCACCTTGTGAAGGGTGAGCAGGCTGCCCTGCGGCCGCCAGACCTTCTCGAAGGCGCTGAAGCCAAAGTCCTGCGCGCGGCAGAGGTCCAGCACCAGCCGCGGCCAGAGCCGGTCGAGCTCGTCCTGCAGCCAGACGACGCGCTCCTCGGGCACGCCCTCGTCGGCCTCCAGCGTCCAGGCCAGGGTGCGAATCGGCAAGGTGGCCACGACGCGGGCCAGCGCGATGGTCGGGTTCGAGCGCATCTCGCGGTAGGTGGTGAGGGTCGGCGGCGGCGCCGCGGTGGCCCCGTCGTCCCCCAGGATGGCGAAGAGCGCGCCGCGCCCGGCGGTCTGCGGCTTGGTCAGCTCAGTGGTGAGGATCGCGTCAGCCACGGCGCCCTCCTCCCGCCGTCTCGCCACCGGGGACGAAGCGGAGCTTGCGCAGCTTGCCGCCCGAGAGCTCGGCCAGCAGCGCGGAGAGCCGCGCCTCGTGCGCCTTCACCTGGGCCAGCACCAGGGAGCTTTCGACCGCCGCGAAGAGCGTCCGCGTCTCGCGGTCCAGCCGGTGCGGCGTGGCGCCCGCGGTGGCCGCCGGGCAGGTGGCGGTGAGCTGCGGCCAGCGCCCCACCACCCACTGCAGCATTCGCCGCTCCGGGTCCGCCTCGACCAGGCCCGCCACCCGCCCGACCAGCGCCGACAGCGGCTGGCCGATGGTCACCATCTTCTCGCCGTCCAGGACGAAGCGCATCGGGTCCATCCGCCGCGCGTCGTGCCGCGGCCCGGCCAGCACCTGCTTGAGGCTCTGCACCTTAGCGGGCATTGGCCACCTCCGTTGAGGCGTGCGTCCACTCGGCCAGCCAGTCCAGGTGCGGCACGAGCACCACCAGCAGGAGCGCCAGCAGCACCGCCGCCAGCTCGATCCAAGTTTCCAGTTTCCAGTGTCCAGTCCTCATACGCTGAACCTCCCGCCCAGCTCGCTGGTGGGCTTGCGGATGGGCCGCAGGTAGTGGATGCGGTAGCCCTCGGCGTCGCTGGCGTGGCTGAGGCGGTTGCCCTGGGTATCCGGCTGGCCCCGCTCGTCCCGCTTGTACTGCCCGAGGTCGGCCAGCAGCCGGGTGCAGCGCGGGTGGACAGCGTAGTGCGCCTCGCCGCGAATGTCGTTGAGCGCCAGATTGAAGGCGTTGAAGCGGTCCTGGATCGGCGGGTTCGCCGCCGGGACGCGCAGCCGGTGCGCGAGGCCCGCCTCGGCCATCAGCTCGCGGATGATGTCGAAGCAGCTTTCGTTGCGGCCGGCGCTCTTCGCCCCGCCAGAGGCGTCCGCGAAGATCTCCAGCTCCTGGCCGGGGCCGAAGCCGCAGGCGCGCAGGACGACCACCGCCTTCCGCAGGCAGTTCACCAGGTCGAGCCGCGGCTCGTGAATCTCGAAGACGGCGGTGAAGCGGTCGCGGCTGGGCTCGTACTGCCCGAGGATGCAGTGCATCCCGGGCGCGATATTGAAGTCCAGCGAGAGGTGGAAGGGCAGCCCCCGCACCAGCTCCAGGCCAGCGTCCTGGTGGCGCGCCGGCTCGAAGGCGCCGTAGATACGCGCCCCGCGCAGGCTGAGCGCGTCGCCCGCGATGTACTGGCGGGCCAGCTCGGGGGTGAGCACCTGGCTGATCTGCTCCAGGAACGCCTTGGCGTGGGGGTTCTCGGCGGTGCCGGCGCGGTAGAGCGCGTGGGTCGGCAGGCCGCGGCGGAACTCCTGGTAGACGCGCGTCCCGTCGCCCTCATTGGTGTAGGTGAAGAGGCACTGCACTCGCCGCGCCTTCGCGTGGCGCACGCGCCCGATGAGCTGCAAATAGGCATCGCGGGTCGGGTTCGCGTAGTCCTGCTTCCAGCGGGCCACCTCATCGCCCCAGGCCGCGCCGACCACCCAGCCGGTGATCCGCTCCGGCTTGTCGGCGGAGCGCAGGAAGACCAGGCTGGGGCGCTTCCGCGTGCCGAAGTCTTTGCAGATCAGGTTCAGCGCGCCGCGGCTGGACTTGATCTCGTAGGAAATCCCGGCCGCCTCGCAGGTGTCCTCCAGGTGCGGGATATCGTAGTCGGAGAGGTTGCTCATCGTCGGGGCGACGACCGCAGATGGCACCAGCGTCGGCTGGCCGGCCTGGTCGAACGCGTTCACCGTGTGGAGCGTGAGCAGCTTGCGGGCGCCGATGAAGCTCTTGCCCGAGTTCCAGCCGCCCTCGAGGGCGATGAAGCGGTGATCGTAGTCGTTGGCAAAGCCGGCCTGGCCGCCCGCGTTCGGCACCACCGTCCCCACCGTCGAAATGGTCAGGGGCGCGCTCATTTCGCAGCCTCCCCGGTCAGCGTGGCGGGGATCGGCAGCGGCGCGAAGACCACCCGGCCGCCCTGCTGCGGCGCGTCGTTCTGCGCCGCCGCCAGCTTCTCGCGCGCCAGCCGCACTTTGTCGCGGTTGGTCAGCGCGTCCTGCAGCGCGTTGAGGCTGATCGCCAGGCGGCTGATCCGCTGCTCGGGCGACTCCTCGCTCGCGCTGCCGTTCTTCGCCAGGGTCACCACCTCGTCCAGAATCTCGAAGGTCGCCACGTCGGCCAGGGCCTGGACGCCCCCCTCCTGCACCGCGCTGGCCAGCAGGTGCCGCTCCTGGGCCCGCTGGCTGAGCTCCGCCCACTTCGCGTGCGCCTCGCGGAACTCGCCCGAGTCGCGGTAGGCGGCCAGCGCCTTGCGGCTGGGCAGCAGCTCCGCGGGGCAGCCCGCCTCGCGCAGCGCGGTGCGGATCGCCTCGTAGTGGACGGCGTCCA